TGAAAGCAAAAGAAGCATTGATTAGATATACAAATACAGATCAAGACTTCCTCCGGGCAGTCATCGACGCCGTCTGGCATGGTGGTAAGATGCCACACACACCATTCACTGAACAAGAGTGTGAATTGCAGGAGAAGATCGCTAAGGGTGAGTATAAGAAGATATTAGACGATGGTCACCATAAGACCGGTCATTTCTGATTGTAACGGGATGTAACGGGAGGTTGACACACCTCCCTTTTTAATGCCATACTATAAGAGTAACAAAGGTCTACCTTGAACATCTTCTACACCGACACCGACCCCGTCAAAGCTGCCCAGTCATTACCTGACCGTCACATAATTAAAATGCCTGTCGAGGCCGTTCAAATGCTGGTGTCTGCCTGTGTCCGCCACGACCTGCAACCCAATGTTGTGACTAAGAAGGGTACCATCCACAAAGGTGGTTACCACCGCCACCCCTGCACCGTCTGGGCAGGCGACAGTCGTGAGAACGCCGACTGGTTGTATCGCTGGGGTGTCGCTCTCTGTAAGGAGTACACCAAGCGCTACGGTAAGACCCACTTTGCTGAGGGTCAACTGGAGCAACTGTCGCGTACCGTATCTCTCATCCCCGCCAGTTCCTTCACTCCTCCCGCTCAGGCAATGCCTGATGAGTGCAAGGATGCTGACCCTGTGGTTGCCTATCGCAATTGCATTCGCCATAAGTTAGAAACGCGCCCAGGCGTCTTCGTCTGGAACAAGGGTACTCCCATGCCCGAGTGGTTGACTATCACTGCTTGATCTGTTAAACTATTCCTAAGTCCACACACGACAATGTCCAAAGTACTTCGCAAGTTCGGAGAACACCTGGAGACTCTTCAGGGTGCTGTCGACGGAGAGATGGATCTTCGCGACAACTACAAACTGTACAACAAGTTGTATCGATTCTACACAAAGGATGGTGTTACCTTCACTGGTGATACCAACATCGATTACAATATGATTATCAACTATCTCTATGAGGATCTTTATCAGTGAACTATAAGGACTGGTATTGTGTCCAGGTTGCATCTGGATGCGAAAAGAAAGCAAAGGCCGACCTTCTCGCCCGCCGCGCAGTTATCGATGACCGAGCGATCCTGGAGGTTGAGGTGCCCGAACGCACCGAACTGACATTCGATAAGGCAGGCAAGCGTAAGGCGGTAAAGAACAAGGTGCTCCCCGGTTACATCCTGGTGCGCGTTGCTAAGACCACCATCGAGCAGGAGGACGGCACAGAAGCGCGTGTTTTCCCTCCTGAGACCCGTGACACCATCATGTCGACTTTCAACGTTCTGGGGTTCGCTGGGGCGGATCGTAAGGTGCCTCGCATGATGCGTCCATCCGAGATTAAGCACATCTTCGAGATGGTCGATGAGACTCACCTGGAGGTTAAGCAAAACGTCCAAGTGGATTATAATATTGGTGACATCCTCGATGTCGTGCATGGACCCTTCTCTGGTAACAAAGTCGAAGTTACTGGAATCCAAGGCAATAAAGTACTCGGACAACTTGAACTGTTCGGTCGTATCATTTCTGCCGAATTCACAACACAACAACTCTACAAGGAGAACAACTGATGCCTGACACACTTCCACATGATTCAGAAGTTACCATCGAAGTGGATGATGGTACCTTTGAGCGCAAAGAGAGCGACAAGCGTAAGGTCTGTGATTATCTTCCTTATGACTCCGACATCGTTATTGAGTGGGATGAATGATTCCCGAATCTGAATATCACTCCCTCAAAGAGACTTATAAATTACTTTGTCACATTATTGACCCAAAGAAGACTCCAAATCTTCCAAAGTCTCTGAGAGACAAAGCCAAGAAGTGCCTTGAGGATTTCCCAACCAGGAGAACCCTCGAAGAGTTACAGGTTGGTGTCGATTTCTTTAACCCAAGATGACAGACGATGGTAGTATGCGACCACTCACTGATGCTTTGGTGGGTGGTCTCATTGCTTTATTTTTAATTCCAGTTCCTCTAATTGCTGTTGCGCTGGATGGTATCAAACTAAACACTACGAGAAACAAATTATGTCTTCAGAGTTCATTGTGTACAGTAAGACAGGATGTGGATACTGTACCAAACTTGTCGGATTCCTTGAGCAGAAGGAAATCCCATATGTGAAACTAATGCTCGGTGAAGACTACAGTACCGAAGAGTTTATCGCTAAGTTTGGACATGGTTCTACATTCCCTCGCGTGCTACTTGATGAGGAAATAATCGGAGGTATGAAAGACACAGTAACTTACCTTGTGGAGAATAAGTATGTATGACATTCTAAATATCAACAGTGGGTTTGAGGCAATGCTTCCCGAACCTAAGTTGCCAGAAGTGGAGGAGGTTCCGCCGAAGAATGAAAAGGAAATCTCAGTTGAGTTTACTTTCCTTAACTGGAGATTTAAGTTTGGTATAACCTTCACCCGCGCATAGTCATGATTACTGCACTGCTCTCGTTCTTGTTTCTTGCTGTTGGTATTATTGGTGGGTGGTTAGGTGCTGAGAGGTACCTTGCCTATCTCACTCACGAAGAGCATGAGTTCGAAGAACTCTTCGAGCAATCTCCTCATCCCGAACTGTTTGACGCAGATGGGAACTTATTCAGAGGTGAGTATATGGTCGTTAATTTCCCTCCCGACTTTGATCCTGAAGAGGATGGTTGGTATGTGGAAGACCCAGATGAAGAAATGTAAATCAACCTCCAGGCACCTTCACAGGTGCCTTTTTTAGTGTTATGATACTAGCAAGTAAAGCAGAGGGGACCCCCTCTTAGATCATGTCCATCCTAGTAGATGCAAATCAAATCGCCATCAGTCATCTGATGATCCGCAACAAGATCGAGTCTGGTATCAATATTGATTCCGTTCGTAAGTCCATTGTTCGAGTCATCGGTCGTATTGCTAAGAAGTTCGGCGCCGAGTACGGTGATATGGTGCTGTGTTATGACGACAAGAATTACTGGCGCCGCGACATCTTCCCCTTCTACAAGAAGAACCGGAAGCAGGAGCGTGAGGCATCCAAGTACAACTGGGATGAGGTCTTCACGGTGCTCAATAAGATCCGCGATGAGATCCGCACCAACCTCCCCTATCATGTGATCCAGGTGCAGGGTGCCGAGGCGGATGATGTGATTGCTTCCATCTGCATCCACAACTCCAAGAAAGAGACACCGGAGAAGACTCTGATTCTGTCCGCAGACAAAGACTTTATCCAACTACATAAGTTTGACTTCGTGCGGCAGTATGATCCAATCCGCAACCGCTGGATTGAGAATGACAACCCTGTGCAGTATTTGCAGGAGCATATCATTCGAGGTGACCGTTCTGATGGTATCCCTAACATCTTGACTTGTGATGATGCTATCGTCACCGGTAAGGCCCAGAAGAAGATGAGTAAAGAGAAGATTGCTGCCCTGGCCGAATTGGATCCTTCTGAGTTCACCAACTACATCCGTCTTCGTAATTGGAAGCGTAATGCTGAACTTATCGACTTCACTCGCATCCCTGAGTCTGTCGTTACTCGTATCCTTACCACCTATCAGAAGAATCGCCCTGCTCTCAGAGTGAACATCAATTACTTCATTGAGAATAAACTGCAGGAAATCATGGAGGAGTTTGCCTGAGTTACGGAAAACTCTGCTAAATAAACATAGCACAACATAAGTGCTATAATAACTTTCGTAATGTGAGTGTAACCAAGTGGCACGACCCTCCACCCCAAAACTGCCCGTTAGTAAGACCCTGATCTCTGAGGTCTTGCAGCGGGTTTCCAATGCAAAGACCAAGGTACAGAAGGTAGAGATCCTTCAGGAATACAAGTCTGAAGCACTGACTAAGATTCTTCTTTGTAACTTCGCCAAGAGTGTTGAGTTTGTCTTCCCCACCGGCAAGACCCCCTTCACTCCCTTGGATCGCCCCAAGGGTGTGCAGCACCAGATCCTCTTCACTGAGCACCGTCTCATTGATAAGATGATCACCAAGACTGTTAATGGTGTGACTTACTACGGTTGCTCAGGTACACCCAAACCCCGTATCCAGCAGATCAAGAAAGAGCAAATCTGGATTCAACTCTTGGAGGCACTACATGCTGAGGAGTCAGAAGTTCTTGATCTAGTCAAGGATAAGAAACTGACAGACCGATACAAGATCACCAAACAGAATGTGATCGACGCCTTCCCCGAACTGCACCTGCAGAACGAGAAGTGATTCTTAACCCTCCGCTTTACCAGCGGGGGGTTTTCCTTTATAATGGTTATGTCCCGCATCTTCTCTATGCTCTTCCACGAAATGGTTTCCATCCTCGCCGAACTGGGCGAGCAGAGGCGAGCCGCTAAGGAATCGCAGACAAAGCAACCCCGACACCACCTGGAGGAGTTGGATGTTCTTGATGTGAACTATGAAGATGTATTAGAGTACTATCGCTATCGAAACACACATGAAGAGAACGATCAAGAGTCTTCGTAAGGCAATCAAGGCAGGAGAGAACTCCCCACTGTACAGTGATCAGGAACTGAACTACTTGCGTAAGCAACTTAAAGTTCTTATCGAAGGCAGAGATGCCATGAACCACGCCCGTCGTCAAACCCAAGGTTTTAGCAAATGAGCAGAGAAGTCCACAGTGCAAAGTTGATCAGCATCACACCAAACGCTGAAGAGAACATTGTGTATATGGCAAGAGTCTCCAACCCTTCAAACCAGGCGAACATGGAGACTGCACCGCGCCTGATCAAGTATCTGATCAAGCATAAGCACTGGTCTCCATTCGAGATGGCAAGTATGCAGGTGGAGATCAACACCACCCGCGCAATCGCTGCCCAGGTGCTCCGCCACCGTTCGTTCTCGTTTCAGGAGTTTTCTCAACGGTATTCTAACGTTGGGGACCTACCCCCAATTGGTCTTCCTCACCTGCGCTCTCAAGACTTGAAGAATAAGCAGGCATCTCATGACGATATGGATCCCATCATTGTCAGTGCTCTCGACAACCAGATTGAGCAACTCTATGCCAAGGCACAGAGGGTCTATGATCTGTTGATTGAGCAGGGTGTGGCAAAGGAGTGTGCTCGTTCTGTACTTCCTCTCGGAACTCCCACCCGAATGTACATGTCGGGTTCAGTTCGCTCGTGGCTGCATTACATCGAGATTCGTGCTGGCATCGAAACTCAACTGGAGCACCGCCTGATTGCTGAAGATATCAAAGAGATCTTTGTCAATGAATTTCCCAATATTGCCGTTGCAAAAGAATGGTTGTGACTAATCCTGAGAACGTAAATGAGTCCCTTCTGGGACTCTTTCATGCCACTATGAATCTCCCATCTGCCGCAGAACACTGTGGTATGACACAGCGGGAGATGCGAATGGCATTCCGAGAGTTTATCAAATACCACCCTCCGTGTTATAATGATAACAATCCATACCAACTTTCACTTGACTTAAACTAATGGCAAAATATGACGTTATTAACAAGGAGACAGGTGAGAAGAAGGTCATCGATGTTTCCGTCCATGACATTCAGCAGTGGTATGTCGACAACCCCGAATGGGTTCGTGACTGGTCTGAAGGTTGCGCTGGCAACCTAGGGGAGTTCGGTGGTGAGTGGAAGACCAAACTTGCTAACAAGCATTCTGGTTGGAAGCACATCCTCGATAAAGTCAAGAACACACCCAAGTCAAAAGCAAAGGATCTTTACTGATGGCACGCAAGAAGCAACAGCAACAACAGAATCAAGGTGACTTTGGCAGCATTCGTCAGTCACGTCGTAATCCAATCCACGCCGGATTGATGACCGAGGTGGAACCACTGAGTGCCAACCAGGCAAGGATCTTCAAGTCTTGGGAAGAGGGTAAGAACCTTTTCATCTATGGTTGCGCCGGAACTGGTAAGACCTTCTGTGCACTTTACAACGCATTGAAGGACACCATTGGTGATAACCCTAAGTATGAATCCGTCTATGTTGTTAGGTCACTGGTAGCAACCCGTGAGATTGGTTTCCTCCCTGGAACCCATGAGGATAAGGCAGACATCTATCAGATTCCATACAAGAACATGGTTAAGTACATGTTTGAACTTGGAAATGATGGAGAGTTTGAGAACCTCTATTCTGGTCTGAAGAAGCAGGAATCCATTAAGTTCTGGTCCACTTCATTCCTCCGTGGTGTTACTCTCGATAATGCTGTCATCATCATTGATGAGATGCAGAATCTGAACTTCCATGAACTGGACTCCATTATCACTCGTGTTGGTGAGAACTCCCGCATCGTCTTTGCTGGTGATGCCATGCAGTCTGACCTGATCAAGGATCGTGAGCGTAATGGTATTCATGACTTCATGAAGATCCTTGGTAATATGTCTGAGGACTTTGATCTGATCGAGATGGGTGTTGACGACATCTGTCGTTCTGGTCTGGTTCGTAACTACCTCATTGCCAAGAACGAGGCAGGATTCTGATGTTCATCCAACGCGACGATTACCACCACTGCTTCAAGAATGACTTGAAGCGATTCAATATCAACGAGGTTCGTCACTATGTGAAAGAGGGGAGCGACATTGCTTACCCCTCTGTTACTTCCATTCTTTCGTTTATTAACGGACCTAAGTTTGCTAAGTGGCGATCTCGCGTTGGTGAAGAAGAAGCGAACCGAGTTACCAAACAAGCGACAACCAGAGGTACGAATCTTCATACTCTCTTTGAACATTTCCTCATGAACGAGGACTATCAGTCCATCGATGAGTATAAGATTCCTCTTACTAGCCTTATGTTCAAAGCGGCGAAACCAGTTCTGGAAAGTCGCATAAATAACATATACCAGCAAGAGACCCAAATGTCATCCGACCGCCTATGTATGGCGGGAACTGTTGACTTGATCTGTGAGTTCGATGGTGAACTTGCTGTTGTTGACTTCAAAACTTCCAAGAAGACTAAACCTGAGGAGTGGCTGGAAAGTTACTTCGTTCAGTTGTCTGCCTATTGGGCAATGTTCTCGGAAGCTACTGGTGTTATTCCCAAGAAATTGGTCGTGCTCCTTGTTGCCGAGAATGGCGACATACAGGTCGTGGAGCGCCGGAACATCATTGATTACTTAACCATTCTTCGTGACTATGCTAGTAGATTTGTTGAGCACCACAATGCCTAATTTTGACACACTGAACGAAACACTAGAACTGAACTTCTTAAGTAAAGAGAAGTTCGCAGTTGACATCGAAGAGATTGTCAATTCCTCTGACCTCAACTACATCGACGCTATTGTTGAGTATTGTGAACGAAGAGGTGTTGAGATCGAAGTTGCTGTTAAACTAATCTCGAAACCACTTAAAGAGAAGTTGCGTTACGACGCTACCGAATTGAACTACCTCAAGAGAACCTCCAGGGGCAAACTCCCCATCTGACTATGACCCACCGCTCTGGTTTTGATGTGTACAGGATGTACCTGGCACTGAAACAACACTTCACTCGTCCTGAGTTTGACTTCTTCAAGTATGAAGGTCGAGTGAATGTGAAGGCGGCAACCTATGAGAAGAGGAACGATTATTATTTCTTCGAGACCCTTGCTCGTAAATATGACGCTGTAGATATCCAAGAGTATCTACTGGCGTCTTTTATTTGTGCTGAGAACCCCGGCAAGGTTTGGATCGGGGACATCAAGCGCAATGGTAAGGACAACTGGTTACACTGGCAGAAGCAGATGTCTGCCCTCTCCTACAACTTCGAGAAGGAGACCTCTAACATCAGAAACGCCCTGGAGCGCTCTGAGAGCGCCTTCAACGACCTCTTTACCTGTGATGGTGGTCATCCCCTTCTCCTGCGCCTCTATATCCGTGGTGAGGTCTCCCTGGAGACTCTTATGATCCTTGACATGATTCTCGGATTCATGTTAAGATGGGATGGCAAACTAACAGACCCACTTTGGACTTCTGTTAGTCTTAAGATCAAGAAGTACAAACCCTTCGTATCCATCCCTGTGTCTAAGTACCGCACTGCACTTAAGGAGAAGTTCGTATGACATTCCTAGAAGAATCATTGGAACTGGTTGCTAGTCTTCAGGAAGAAGTCTATCATCGAGTTAGCACCGTCAATGCACTCTCCGTAAGTATCGATGATCTTATTGAGTACTATCATTATTTTTATGCTATGCTGGAGAAGCAGCAGATTCTCCTCACTCGTTTGAAACTGATGAATGATCCAAATGTTGCTGGGATCATCCAAGGGATTGAGATGGTGGCAGACGCCTTCGGCCGCGACCCAGACCAGAGTCTCCAATCATGGCATACTATGATGAAGAACGACACCATCTCTGCACTCGAAGACCTGACTGGAGAACTGATCGATCCAACCAAGATCGAACTTGACATCCACTGGGAAGAGTGACATAATAAGTGAGTCCAATGCTCCCTGTCTGAAGAGCCTAAACTCGCGGCAACTGACCCATCCACCTAATCCAAGACCACTATGGGATTCTCTGATCTCCGCAATAACAAGAAGAACTCTTTCGCTAAGTTGCAGAAGCAACTCGAAAGCACCAACAAACCTGGTAACGTCGATGAGCGTTTCTGGAAGTTGACCTCCGACAAGGCAGGTAATGGTTTCGCTGTCATCCGCTTCCTCCCCGCCCCTGATGGTGAGGATATGCCTTTCGCCAAGATGTACTCCCACGCCTTCCAGGGCCCTGGTGGTTGGTACATTGAGAACTCCCTGACCACCCTTGGTAAGGATGATCCCCTCGGTGAGTACAACCGTGAACTCTGGAACTCTGGTGATGAGTCTCTGAAGGAACAGGTTCGTAAGCAGAAGCGTAAGTTGTCCTACTACAGCAATGTTTACATTGTGAAGGATCCTGCAAACCCTGAGAACGAGGGTACCGTCCGTCTGTTCCGTTACGGCAAGAAGATCCATGATAAGATCATGGAAGCAGTGAATGGCGACGAGATGGAAGGTCGCGCTGGTATCAACCCCTTCGACTTCTGGGAAGGTGCTGACTTCAAACTGCGCGTCAAGAAGGTCGCTGGTTATCCTAACTACGACTCCTCTGACTTCGCTCCTGGCGGCACTCTGGAAGATCTGGATGACGCTCAACTGGAGAGCATCTGGAAGCGCCAGCACTCCCTGACTGACCTGGTCTCTGCAGACAAGTTCAAGTCCTATGAGCAACTCCAGGAACGCCTGAACAAGGTTCTCAAGTTGGGTGGTGTTGCTGCCCGCAACGATGCACCTTCCGAGGAACCTGATGCACCTAAGAAGGATATCACCGCTGCACCTTCCTTCTCCTCTCGCGCCGCCGAGACCGTCAAGGAGGCAGCAGCAGTTGAGGAACCCGTGGAAGCACCCAAGGCATCTGAACCAGAAGATGATGATGTCATGGATTATTTCAAGCGCCTCGCTGAGGAGTCCTGATCATAAGAGGGGGTCAAACGACCCCCTTTTTAGTGCCTAAATACCTAAACAACGATATTGGCACATGTCTTACGAACAGGCAAGAGCGCTTATGGATAGGGGGGTGTCCCGTCCTACTTTGTTCGCACTTACATTACCAAATCTGGTCAATCGCCGCACGAATGATTACCTGAACCTCTTCTGTAGAGCGACTGCGATTCCAGAGATCCGCACTGCAACTGCTTTCGTGAATGGGCATGAGCGCATGGGTATCAGTCGTGAGCAACCCACTGCCATTCGCTTTGGTAAACCATTTAGAATTGAGGTTATCGAGAATAGCGAGTTCTCTGTGTACCAAGATCTCCGCCAGTGGTTTGATATGACTTGTGTCGATATTAATGATCCCAGAGCATCTCAGAGGATGAATTACTACGAGAGTTATGTTCAGGATATGCAACTCCATAAGTTGGAACTGCCTGACAACCTTCTGGGTGCTCTTGGTTCTGCTGAGTTGACTGCAAACTATAAGCGAGTGATGACTATAAACTTTGTTAATGCATATCCAATTAACATTGGCGCAATCTCATTGAATACTGAGAGTCGCAACACCGTTACTACCTACTCTGTTGACTTCACTTATGAAAGTTATAGTATCGGTGATACTACTGGTGTCGGTGGACAACTCTTCTAATGGATAGAGTTGCTGCTTTACTTCCTGGTTCTGATATCCGTTCACCGGAGTTGAACATGAAACGGTTGATGTCAGTTCTCAGTCCATCTGTGATTGTTCCTGAACCAGATAAATACTATGTGTTTGTCTATAAAGCCAAGACGCCAGGTACAACTTACGACCAACATCCCTTCATTGTGTGTACCAACATATACAAATGGGGATTCACTGGATACAACTTCCATTGGGAAGGTGTTCGTCAATATTCCTGGGCGGAAGTTCTTACCAACCTCTATGAGGTATCAGACGAAGAACTCAATAGTGTTCAACGATTACCCATCGCCAAGATCAGGAGATCCTAATGCGTTACCCACAAGAAGCAGGTGCAAATGGTGCAGACACTATTGTCTTCACGCATGAATTGTACCGCAATAACCGAAAAGGTGGAGGAGGGGGTGCTGCTGGTCCCCCAGCGGGTGGTGGTGCTATTACGCTCTATATGCCTAACTCCACACCATCCCTGATGACGGGGCAAAACTGGGGCGCTAAGTCATTCGAGGGTCCTCTGAATAAGTTTAGGTCGGACCTTGCAATGCAAGGTGCCAAAATTGTTCAGGACCTTGAAGGATCTGATTTTGCCAGCACTGATAATCTTCGTAAATTGGGTGAGCGCGTGGGTCAAGAAATGGGCACTGCGTTTAACAACGGTATGCAGAATGCTGGACCGATGGCAAAGCAGGCAATCACTGAGGGTATCGCTAAACTGGGTGGTTATGAGAACGCTAGTCAGCTGATGGCAATGTCTCGTGGTAAGATCTACAACCCTAATGTTGAACTTCTCTATCGTGGTACAGGTCTCCGTACATTCTCGTTCAACTATACTTTCGTTCCTAAGAGTGAACCGGAAGCACAGAATGTAAACCGCATTATTATGGAATTCAAGAAGTGGAGTGCACCTGAGGATACTGGTAATGGTATGTTCAAGGTTCCTCATGTTTGGAATGTCACCTATATGACTGGTGGATCCAAGAACAAGAACATGAATGCTTTCAAGAAAGCAGCACTTACTGGTGTTACTGTTCAGCACAACCCCGGTCTCGATATGCATGCCACCTTCCCTAACGGTATGCCTATCATTACTGCCATGCAACTGTCCTTCCAGGAAGTCGACATCATCACTCGTGGTGATCACGATGAGTCTGGTTCTAACATTGGATACTGATGACTACTCCTAAGTACTTCTCCTATCTCCCTAATGTTCATTATGCTCTGTCTGCCAACAAGGCAGGACAGATCGAATATGCTGAGATGAAGGATTTCTTCCGACTGGCAACTATTCGTGATGACATCTTCCGGGAGGATACCATTTACACCAAGTATTCTGTGAAGAATGGTGCTCGACCTGATCAGATTTCGTATGAACTTTATGGTGATGAGCAATATTACTGGATCCTTCTTCAGATCAATGAGATCACCGACTATTATAATCAGTGGCCGCTCAGTGATAAGGAATTGGATGAATATGTCAGTAAGAAGTACGGCACCAATGGTGCTAGTGAGATCCATCACTATGAAACTGTAGAGACCTTCGATAGTGCTGGTAATCTAGTTCTTCCTGGTGGACTGCAAGTACCTGAAGACTTTGTGTATACCTATCCTAGTGAGATTGGTGGAACGGTCTACCTAACATCACTTCCACTATATGTCACAAACATCGGGTATGAGAGGTCGATCAACGACGATAAGTCTGAGATCTTTGCACTTAAGGAGAAGTATATCCAAGACTATGTTCGTGAATATAAGAACTATGGTCGCAACGTTAAGAGTCAAGTTAGTTTCATCTCTATTGACGATATCACTCCATGAGCAAGACACATAAGGGCAAGTATATTCCTAGGAACCCTGAGAAGTATAGAGGCGATCATACTGATATCTGCTATCGCTCTTCCTGGGAGCGTGTCTTTATGAAATGGGCAGACTTGAATGAGAGTGTTAAGAGATGGGCATCTGAAGAGATGTGCATCCCTTACTTTGATCCTATCCAGAAGAAGACACGAAGATACTTCCCAGACTTTATTATTCAGGTAGTGGATAGTGACGGTCTGATCCAGACACATATGGTAGAAGTGAAACCACATGCCGAGGTAGTAGGTCCTGATCCTAAACCGAAGAGAAAGACAAAGAGTTGGGCATATGCTGTTAAAATGTATGTGAACAATCAGGCAAAGTGGGAAGCCGCAAGGAAGTATTGTGCCAAGCGCGGATGGATCTTTCGTATTGTGACTGAGTACGAACTGGGATTGAAGAAACGCACTAAGTGAGTTAAACTAAATATGAATGTGAGATTACTACTTCATTATGGCACTGCCTAAACCTGTACGCCCCGAACACTCCACTACCGTACCCTCAACCGGTAAGAAGATTAAGTACCAACCATTCACCGTTAAGGAAGAGAAGATCCTTATCTTAGCAGCAGAGGGTGAGAGTATTGATGAGATTGGTAATGCTATCTCCAATGTATTGACAAATTGTGTATCTTCCCCCGCCGACTTTAGTGTTGATGATCTGGCACTGTTTGATATTGAGTATTTGTTCCTGAAGTGTCGCGCCAAGTCTGTGGGTGAGACCGTAAAGGTTCGCGTCACTGATCCTGAAGATCCCACTTATAGTGTGGAGAAGGAGATCAATGTGGATAAGATTCAGGTTGAGCGAAACAAAGATCATACTGACCTCATTGATGTCTCCGATGAGATTAAGGTGAAGATGTCATACCCCGGTCTGTCTTTCTTCGCTGAAGGTCTGAAGGTTGACAACATCAGTGAGAGTATGGAGACCGTTGCTAAGTGTATCTCCTCCATCGTCATTAATGATGAGGTGTATAACAAGGCAGACATGACTGAAGGTGAATTGGTTGAGTGGTTGGAAGCACTGACCTCAGCACAGTTCCAGAAGATCATGAGTTTCTTCGCCACGATGCCCAAACTGAAGCATACTATCAAATGCACTAATCCTCGCACTGGGAATGACTTTAGTGTGGTTTTGGAGGGACTGGCAGATTTTTTCTAATGGCGATGATGCATAATAATCTAGTCAATTATTATGAACGCATCTTCGCCTTCCAGCAATACCACAACTGGAACATGTCTGAGATTGAAGAACTCATGCCTTGGGAGTTCGATGTTATGACTTCCATGCTCTCCAACTATCTGGAGACCATGGAGTTACAACGGAAGCAGGCAGCGGCCGGTGGTATGCACATGGGTGCCTAAATAAAAGAAAACTGGGAATCCCGTGGCAGACAACATTCTCAAGCAACTTTATAGCACCTCAAAAGTGGTGTCGAAGGATATTAAGTCCATCGACACCACTTTGGGTAAGATCCTGAAGTTGGAGGTTGAGCAGGATAAGTTTGACAAGAAGAAGACAAAAGAAGAGAAGAAAGTAGCAGAGGACAAGCGCCGCGAAGAGAAGCGTAAGAAGGCAGACTTCTCTGGGTTTAAGGGTCTCACAAAGATGAAGAAGTCGGAGAAGGACAAGGAGAAGAAGTCCCTCTTTGATATGTTAATTGGTGGCATTGGTTCTACTGTCAGTGGTTTGGTTAATACCTTAGGTTCTATCGTTTCTGGTATTGGTGGAGCTATCACTACCGCTCTAGGTAGTTTGGGTCTTGGTACTATGATCGGCACCGCTCTCGCTAGCCTGTCGGGCCTGATTATACCTGCCCTTGCAGCGGCTGGTGTTGCTGTGACTGCAAAGATTATGACGGACCCCGAGTTCCGTCGTCAGATTGGTAGTTTTGTTGACAAGCATCTCGGCGAGACCCTGGACAAGATGAACCTGGGTTGGATTGCAAACGACCACCGAGACACCAAGTCTGGATTTAGTAAGGCTGAGGCTTGGCAAGTCGCCGAAAACTATAAGCGCCGTGGCACAAGTGATGTGGCGACCCAAGCAGAGAGGGCAAGATACTCTGCTATGCGTGAGATTGAAAGACTTAGCAAGGAGATGGCAAACATCTCCAGTATCACCAAAGCCAACGAAAAGGTTATCAACGAATCGTTGGAGGGTATAGAACTTGCCGAAAGGAAAAACGACGAGCAAACGGTTAAACACTATCAGAATAAACTGAAACAGGCCCGCGAAGCAAACGCAGACGGTGAAGAGAAGTATCGTCAATACAGGAGTAAGATTGATGAGTTGATCATCCAGCACCAGATGGAAGATCGCTATGAAGAGATCGGCTGGACTAAGCGCCAACTCGGCGGTCATATTAATGTTCCTGGTGTTGGTGAGGGTGACAAAGTTCCCATGCTGCTCCCTCAGGGGTCGTTCGTATTGAACAAGATGGCATCCATGCACTTCCAGACCGGGGGTATGGTGCCAACTCTGCTGGAACCTGGTGAGAAGGTCTTCATGCCTGGTGACTGGGATGATACCATCTCCACTCTGAACCAGATGATTCCCCGCTTCCAAACGGGTGGTGTCGTCGAGCACCTCCATGGTGATCCGCACCGTGCTGGTTATGACCACGCTGGCCACGGTACTGAGGCCAACGCACATGACCACTTCGCTTTCTCTAGCGCTGAACTTCGCAAGAAGGTTCAGGCAGCGCTCGCTGCCGGTGAGGGTCCCTCTGGTCGCCAATGGCAGATCGGATCCACAACAGATGGTCAGCACGCCGATGGTAGTTATCACTACAGTGGACAGGCATTTGATATCCCTTGGCGTCAGTTTGGTTCTGGTGCTATCGGTACCAATGACTACGAGCAGTCCCGTACTCTTG